AAAGAATTAGAAAAGAAAACTTGCCCCGCGTTCCGGTTTTTGGAGATCATTTAAGAGCTACAAGATAACAGTAGTAATAAGTGGAAAACTTTCCATCTATTGCCGTATTAGCGGTAAAACATGGAAAGATAACCCCATGAACAACAGAAAGGAATGATATGAAAATCTTAATCGCTTGTGAGTTTTCCGGAATAGTCCAGAAGTTAAGAGAATTGTAACGGTTGGCTGGTTTCCCGCTTGGCAAAAACCAGATACAAGGAGCTTATGGATGATCCTAAAGCGCGTCTCAGGGCAGCTATGAAATTACAGCACAATAAAAGGAAGATAGACAGCTTGGAGAAGGTGTTGCGGGCTAAGCGTGAGAAGATTGCCAAGCTCGAAGGCTGGCTGAAATACCTGTGGGAGCATTATTGGGATATTTCCAATCATGCATTGAACGATGTGAAAACAGACTTTGGAATATCCGACTACATCAAGGCAATGGATAAATAACCAGTGTGTGGGTGGCGGAAGCGGGAAGCGCAAGAAGTGGTCGCAAGACCCCCATAGCATAGACGCTACGAAGTCGGGAACATTAGTCTTGAGATATAAAGGCTCAGGCGTCCCGTGCAGGTATCAAATCCTGCCCCACACTTTAAACTCATAAGGAATTATGAAAAGGAGGTTTTATTATGAGAAAGTATCTGATGGAAATTAAACCAGCGTTGGCAGTAACTAAACGGCACCGGCTTGAAGATAGTCTGAGAGGATTGGGCTATCATGTGTCTGGTGGCGGACAGATGGTGGATGGGTCAGTCTGTGACATTTCCTTTGACGAAGAAACCGAGTCAGGAAATGTTGTCGGTTGAGTGATTTGTTATACAAATTTTAATCTTATCATGGAGGTGTAAAATGGATGAATTTAGAAAAGAGCTTGAGGAATTGATAAACAAACACAGTATGGAGCAAGCATCAAGCACACCAGACTTTCTTCTTGCTTACTATCTGGTGAATTGTCTGATGATATTCAACGGTGTACTCGAACAACGAGCAAAATGGTACGAACAGCCTACTAACACCAGCGAGGCGCCACCTGACAACCCGAAGAAGAATAGTGAGAGTAATTGTGTAAGATAACGCAAAGGTCAGCGGCGATAGTCCGCTGGAGTGACTGGTTATATTTTTACTGAGGAGGATGTACATGAACTGGAAATGTTATTTTGGGTTTCATCAGTTTGAAACAGACGAGGGGAGAAATGGGTATTCGTGGCGATTTTGCCCCCGGTGTGGAGGAAGACAGCAATTACGCAGATGCGGAGCCTCCGATATGTGGCACTGGTATTGGCGGTGATGTTAAAGATCGGGGGGAGTGGATTGAAACTTTATCATTACACCGATGAGTCGAACATAGCGTCTATCCTATCGGGAGGGCTGCGTCCCAACAAAATGGGCGTGGTTTATTTAACTCCGTGTATAAATAAATTAAAGGGATTTGGAAATGCTCTTTTGGAAGTTGAGACCGGAGATATTAAACTAACCTGTTTTGAAGATTGCGAAGACTGGGAAGTCCTTTGCTGGGGTCAGATTGCAACAGAACATATACGAGTTATATAACAGTGTGAATAAGCGGAAAGATTTCCATCTATTGCCGTATTAGCGGTAAAACATGGAAAAACAATTCAGGGAGGCATTATGAAACGATACGGCTTAGATGACTTAATGGTTGTTGCTTTATGTTGCCTTGTCCTTGGCTGTATGGGCGGGTACGGCTGGTGCCTATACCACAAGAGCCTCGATAAACCGATAGAGGCAAATTCGATTTACATTGCTGATCTGGCTCTTGAGATAAGCAATGGCAATGAGTTTTTCCTGCCGGCAGACGATAAGACCATACTTCATTTCCTGCCTCTTCGTGGGGCTTATTATGAAATGGCGGTTAGAAGGGAGAAACGAAAATGAAACTTGGCAGGCAATTATTCCACCGACTTTTAGATGATGATGATGCCGGATGTGAACTGATTAAAAAGTATATGGTTTACTTCATGGCGCTGATGTGCGCCTTTGGGGCATTTGTTGCGATAATGATGATGATAGGGACGGGGGTGTGATGGAAAATAAACTGTATGAAGAGATTGACAGATTGAAAAAAGACCTTGCCATTAACGCTTCAATGCTTGAGGCAAAGAAGTGGGAGATCCAATCTCTGGATCGGGAAGTTAAAAGGCTGAAAGCGGAAATTATCGAATTTAAGAAAGCGTTGGGATCTGACACGGGGGCCGATGGATGGTGCAAGCAACTTGCCGAGGCGAGGGCGGAGATTGAACGGCTACGGCAACGGCTACTATCGCATGGTGACATAGAAACAGACGCCGAAGAAGCCTTAGCGGAATATCATAACCAGAAAAATTCGCTCGGAACTACGGGCAAAACAGGGAAAAGTTAAGGAGGGATTAAAAATGTCTTGGTACAACTTTTGGAAGAAACCGAAAACATCAATCATTGACCACTTGAACGCGCACCTCAAACCTTTTACGCATGACGAGAAGATCGAACACCTGAAGGCTATTATTCCTTTGGTATGTCCGGGTGTGCATGTGTCGTTAAATCCGCCAAAGAGAACACCAAAGACAGGAAAGGGACTATGAACGAAGATACGCTACATGACTGCCGGTTATGTTCCGGGACAGGTGAGGCTCAGTCGGGCGTAGGCTCATGTTCAGAGTGCAAAGGTAAAGGAACTATTGACGAAAGACCAGCAGCTTACGAGGGAGGGGATTATGATACACACAACAGAATATGAAAGAGCTAAAAAGATTGTTGACCAGTATGTTGCAGAGCACAAGCCAAATCAGTCGGTTATTTGCACGCTTAACAATCTGGAGCTCCGCAGGGGAGAGGACGGCCACTGGCTTGCTTTCAGCACCTTGGACGGGTGGCACGGAGTGCTTAACATTGAGAACTGCTTTCCAGCAGATGAAAGAATTACCAACAACGCTATCAGGCAATGGGCAAAAGAACAAGAGGAATTATGGACTTAAGGGTGGATATTGTCAAGGTATCAGGAAATAACGAACAGATTTTAAGAGAGGAGCGGTATCAAGGCGCCGCCGATTTTGTTCCCTTCCCCGATGGCTCCGCATATCTCATGCGGCCGATTGATACCTATATTGTAACCAATGAAGAGAATAGAAATCGAGGATTGCTCGAAATACCCCCATTGTCAAAATACGATATTCTAAAAAGAGGACTTCTTTCTCTAAATAAAAAAGAAATTGCTAAATTATACATGGCAAAGCCCGGAGAAATAATAAAAATTATTAGAAAAGGATGGGGCAGACAATGGGAACATACAATAGAGAAATTGTAAAGACTCAGAGTCCTAAACAATTTGGAGGACAACGCTAATGAACTTGAAATCAGGAGCAATTAATATAAACGTGTCAAACGAGGAAATAAAACTGACACTGGACAATCCGAAAGACCCAAGAGTTATAAACGCAATAGAGGAAGGGCAGAGGCTTTATGGAAGGGTAAGCCAAGCTCTTTGGTCAATGAAACAACCCCATCCTTTCAGGCATAGCTGTTGCATTAGCATTAGCAGCAGCATTAGCAGCTCAGAAATAAAAGAGTCGGAAGTTTCTTTTCGATACGATGCTATTGTCGGAATACTTATAATGGCGCAAAACGATATTTCCGAAATGCTTCGGAGTTGGGAAAAGGAGGCGTGATGGACAATCCAACAGCCATAAAGACAATGATGGAAATTGACGAGGCTTTTTCAGGGCTGAATGTCACGGCATGGGTGAAGGGGGACATCCTGACAATCACCGGTACGATAGCGGATGTGGAAACTGTGGACAGAATGAAATTTCAGGGGCTTATTCCTGCAAAGTGCAAGCCACTGGAAACTCACAGGGATTTTGTGGATGATTACGGCAAGAACACTTACAGGTTTGAATAGGGAGGGGATTATGGCAGGACTGAACAAAGTTATTTTATTAGGAAGCCTCGGACACGATCCAAGTTTAAAGTACCTACCTTCAGGTGATGCGGTTTGCAATTTATCAATCGCAACATCTGAAGAGTGGAAAGATAAGCAGACAGGCGAAAAGAAAAGCAAAACCGAATGGCATAAAGCGGTCGCTTTTGGCAAAACAGGGGAAATCATCAAGGAATATTTCTTCAAAGGTGGGCTTATTCTGATTGAAGGTAAACTTCAAACCCGCTCATGGGAAGGTAAAGACGGCGAGAAGAAATACGCAACTGAGATTGTAGTTTCAAGTTTTACTTTTTGCGGCAAGAACGGGGAAAAGAAAACAGACGACAGCGGGTACGAGGAACAGAAACATCCGAAAGGTGACGATCCCGATATCCCCTTCTAAAATGGATTTTTCTTGACAACCTTTTAACAATAATAAAACAGGGGGAGTTATGACCGAAGAAATAGTAAAATACGAATCAGGGCAACACAGTCCGGTAAGCATGATGATGATAGCCATCGAAAAAGGGCTTGACTTGGATAAGTTTGAAAAAGCCATGCTCTTGCAGGAAAGATGGGAGGCGAATGAGGCTCGGAAAGCGTATCATTTGGCAATGGCAAAGTTCAAAGCGAATCCGCCGGAAATTGAAAAGGATAAGCGTGTGAGCTTTGAAATGACTGGCGGCGGAACAAAGTCTTATAGTCATGCCAGCCTTGCCAACGTAACGAGCAAAATCAATTCAACATTAAGCGCGCAGGGGTTGTCTGCAACATGGGAAACGCTTCAGGGTGATGGTGGTAGGATTACCGTAACTTGTCGGATTACACACGAACAGGGGCATAGCGAAAGCACCTCATTATCGGCATCGCCTGATGATTCGGGCAAGAAAAATTCCATACAGGCTATCGGAAGCACCATATCTTATCTTGAACGGTACACGCTTCTTGCCCTGACCGGACTTGCAACACACGACATGGATAATGACGGCGGCCAGACCGAAGAAGAAGTCGAGCATATCACAGACATTCAGGCTGCCGAAATCCGAACAATGCTGACCGAATTAGGCAGACCCGAAGACAAGATGTGCGAACATTTTAAGGTTGAGTCTGTTGAAAAGATGCCGGCGAAGAAGTTTAACGAAGTGACAACGGTTTTGAAGGCATCACTCAAAGCGGTTAAGAAGAAAGCGGCGCCGGTTGAAAAGGCTGAGAACGATCTCAAGGCGATTCTGGACAAAAAGAATAAAGATTTGGGTGTCGGTCGTGAACCCGGTGACGAAAGCGAGGTCTAAATGATAATCCTTGACGTACCGCAGCTCTCTACAGCCTGGTTCGAGGCAAAGATAGGCATACCATCTGCCGGAAGCTTTGACCGTATTGTAACGACTAAGGGAGAGCCTTCAAAACAAAGAGAGGATTATCTCGATGAGTTGGTTGCGGAAATTATAAGCGGAGCCAAAACGGAAACATACCAAAGTTACGATATGAAAGATGGTATTGAGAAAGAGCCTGATGCCAGAAAGTTATATGAGTTTATAAATGATGTTGAGGTTCAGATCGTGGGATTCTGCTTTTATGATGAACACCGCAAATACGGCTCAAGCCCTGATGGTTTGGTTAATCCCAAAGGTGGTCTTGAAATCAAAAAGGCAAAAGGCCGGATTCAGATAAGCCGACTTAGAAAAGGCTGGTCTTTGGCTGAACACTATCAGCAAGTGCAGGGAAATCTTTTTATAACTGATCGGGAATGGTGGGATCTGATGAGCTACAGCCCTTCACTCCCTCCTTTAATTATCAGGATTGAGCGTGACGAAAAGTTCATTGAGAAGCTGAAGGCAGAACTTGAAACCTTCTGTTATGATTTGGCAATTACAGTTAAGAAATTAAGAGATTTATAATCCCCTCCAACGGTAAGCCCTGCGCCTGCATAGCGAAGTCGGGGCAAACTCATAAATAATTAGGAGTGACATGGGTAAAAGACAAAGTTCAACACCCAGAGGGCGTGTGCGGGCTGCACTTCGGCAATTAAGTTTAAGGTGTAGGGAAAGAGCCGGAGCTCTCAAGCGAGACAAATATACCTGTCAAACATGTGGGGTCAAAAAGTCAGTAGCTAAAGGCAAAGAGCAGAAGGTGGAGGCTCATCATAAATCGGGCGAGATATTGTGGGAACCGTTGATTGATTATGTCTTTGAACACCTGCTCGTACCGCCCGAGGAATGGGTAACTATTTGCCCCGATTGCCACAAGAAATGCCATAACAAGGAGCATGAACCATGAGCGTTTCAGAAAGGATAGCTTTAAACAAGGAGCTCTGCGGGCTTCTTGGGATTCCTTGGCATGAAGTGGTGGATGAAGATGCTGATTTAATGTACTGTAGTTGTGGAGAGATGGGAGGAGATATTAATGGATTTGAAGTGCACTGTAATAGACTGAATCCCGACTTCACAACCGAAGCCGGAAGGGTGCAACTATCCAAAATAATGTGGAAGAGAAAAGACTTTGATAAGTTCTTGAGAGAGCAGATAAATGGCTCATATTGGTTAGAGCTTGAGGAGTATATTGAAAGATATGTCAATGACGACAACGGAGCCTTCGCAATCGCAGCGAGGGACTACTTGAAACAGCAAAAGGGGGGAATAAATGAAAAAAGTTAAATATCCAATACATAAGATGGGAAAGATTTACGGCTATGATTTACACGAAGACGGGAGTATTTCTATTGCTCGGATATATTCAGAGAAAATAGACAACGTGCATATCAAGGAACTTGCAATCGAGAAAACACTTAAGGTCGTTACTGTTCAATGTCAGGAACTTCTTAATATTACACAAAAAGAAGCCTCTGACTTTTGGCGGCAGATTCAAGATGATTATGAATTAGATACCAAGTTTATTTGGAAATATCACTATGAAACAAAGAGGTTATATCCAGAGATACCGGAAAAGAAAATATCGCAGCGAGGGACTTCTTGAAAGGAGCAAAGAAATGAACTGGAAATGTTTTTTTGGTTTTCATGAGTGGAAAATAGACGAGAAAAAGACAAACGGATATCTATTGCGGTTCTGTACCAAGTGCCGGGGTGAACAGCAACGCCGCAAATGTGGATCTTCCGATGAATGGCATTGGTATTGGAGGTAGGAATATCGAAAAACCGAGGGTGCGGATGGTAGTCGGCAGGGACTTTGTGATATTTTACAGCCCCGGCAGGATGATTTATTACGGGAAGGGGCAACAGGCTACGGAGGTGAATTGGTGAATATAGCTGATATAAAAAAGAAAATGCTTGAATATCGTGACTTCTATGGGATGGATATTTACGAAGATGAGCGTATTAAAAAGGCTAAAACGAAGAAAGAGCTTTCATCTATTCTCGATGATTATTTTAATCACATAGAAGACAGGGAGAGAGATGCCAGAAGTCACTTCGATAGTTTTAGAAACAGTCTAAAGCTGAATATTTATTGAAGGGGGACACGATATGCAAAGAATTAAAGCAAGGTCAAGGGTATTGAGGATATTAAAGCGTTTGTGGAAACAGGGAACTTGTAAACATACTCATATTTTTCATCATGATTTACCATCGGAATGTTGGTTAAGTAGACAGTCGGATGGAACTTATAAAAATATGGGGAAGCACGGGTATCTACAGATTCGTGGGTGCTATATTTGCGGTAAAGTTTGGGCGTATGATTATGGTGCATAACAGTGTTAATAAACGGACATTGCCCAACGAAAATCTATCTAACAGCAGCACATCCAGGCATTATCACCTGCCTGAGGCTTGGCATTGTGGTCAGCCCTCTTGCCTGCGAAAATTGTAAACAGGATGCTGAGAGTTGCAAACCTTATCAGGCTTATCTTGAAACAAAAAAAGAGAAAGGGGGAAATCGTGAAAGGAATTTCGTTTACGGAACCAATGATGAAGGCGTGGCTTTCCGGAAATAAATCAGTTACGAGACGGCTATGTTCGGAATATATTAATAAAAATCCAAGTCTTTGGGCATACGGCGGAATTGCTGTAATTCCTGATGGAAAATTCAGGAAGTGGAACGGATGGCATAAATTCTGTGCGGGAGAGGTCACCCGATACCTGAAGCCCCGCTATAAAACCGGCGAAACCGTTTATATCAAGGAAGTGTGGACGCCGGGATATGAATTTTTAAGTTGGGACGAGGGTGAGGTTGACGAGGGCGATCCACGTGATCGCATCGAGATATTCTATATGGCTGATGGTGTTAGTCAGATATGCGATGCCCCTACCGGAACAGCAGAGGAGTATCTTCATAAATACGGGGACTGTGACGGACCAGATGATGTGTCTAACAAATCCCCCCGCTTCATGCCCGAATGGGCTTCCCGAAGCCATGCCCTGATTAAATCGGTGAGGCCGGAGAGGGTGCAGGAAATAAACGAAATTGACGCTTATCTTGAAGGTTTCCGAGACCAGTTTCGAGGAGAAATATTCTGGTCTGTTGGAGCGCAATTCAAGGAGATTTGGGAAATATTGCATCCCGGAAGCTGGGAAAAGAATCCCTGGGTATGGAGATATGAGCTGGTGAAGAAAGGAATATAAATGAGCGTACGATATCTGAAAGATTACGGTTATCCCTGTGATTTAGAACTAAGTGTTTCTGCCGAGCCGGGAAAGAGGCCAATCATATGCGTTGAAATCAACGGCATTGATGAGGGTATAGATTTTGCAACAGATGAACCCTCGTCAGCGCGCAGAGCCTTTGCCAATGGTTTTTTTGCGGGGATAAATTTTATGGAGAAGAGGTAAAAACATGCTTAGTCAAAAACAAATCTCTGATGAAAGGATATTGATATGTCAAGTAAAAAAATAGAGAATGGTAGATACTGGAACGCCAGCTGGCAACTTATTGATGGTTGTACACCGTGTTCGCCCGGATGCGATAACTGCTGGTCGGCGGCTATGTCTCACAGGTTTATATGTGAGGGCGATCCGGGGCATAGAAGCGGGGTTTTAACAGATGCGTCGGGCCATTTTAATGGTACGGTTATTCCACAACCAAGTCGTCTATCCATCCCCTTGAAGCGTAAGAAACCGACTGTTTATGCGATTTGGAACGATTTTCATCACAAGCATGTAAGTCATTGTTTTCAGGCAGAGACTTACCGGATCATCGAAAAATGCTCTCAACACACTTTTTTGATTCTTGCAAAACGCGCTGGGCGGATGTTGGGATTTTATAATGACATGGATTTCTTTAATGTTGAAATTACAAACGAGCCGATTAAAAAAGACATGCCGAATCTCTGGAATGGCCTCACCGTCTGCAATCAGCAGGAAGCGGACGAAAAGATACCAATATTTCTGCAAGTGCCGGGAAAGAAATTCTTGAGCATAGAACCGATGCTGTCCGGCATCAACCTGCACTTATCAGACACGGTTGATAATAGTGGTAATTCATGGGGTGTACGGCATAATTTTGTTGATGCCGTAATCCTCGGCGGAGAAACCCTCGGCTCCAGACCCGGGCGTGAAATGAAAATCGAATGGGTTGAAAGCATAGTTCAACAATGCGAAGCAGCCGGAGTGCCTTTGTTTATCAAACAGCTACATCTTAACGGGAAGGTCAGCAAGGACATCAACGAATGGCCAGAACATTTAAGAAGGAGGGAATTGCCGTGGCTTTAAATACAAAAGCATTTGTTAGATTTGACGGAATGACCTGGCCGGTGACTGGTGAAATCCTTGAGGATCGTGTATGGAAATTTGTGCATAATTATGAGAGTCTTACAAGGATAGATCACCTGGTAGCGGTGTCTATTATGCGGGCATACGACAGCCTTATCGACATGCCAATTAAGCGCCGGAATAAAGTCATAAGCGATATAAAAAAGGCCATGGCATCCGAATCTTCTTGACTTTAACCTTTGTATCGTGTAGGGAAATAAATGAAAGGTAAATCTTATGAGGCGTCACGTGCCCGCAATCAACTTTAAAATTTATGAGCAGCATACAAAGTATCAATCACCCCGATTGGTATTGCAGGGACGTGACCCTTGCATTTCTTTGTATGCTGCTCTTTTTTTTTAAGGGGTATGTATGAATTATTCTGAATTTTTAAAATCAAAACAGTTGGAGCATAAGGCGTCTGGGATTGAGATATCAACCGAAGCCCTGAATCCAATGCTTTTTGACTGGCAGAAGGAACTTGTCAGATGGTCTTTGTTTAAGGGCCGGTCAGCATTGTTCGAGGATTGCGGGCTTGGCAAAACCCCGCAACAGCTTGAATGGGCGCTCTGGGTGCATAAAAAAACAAAAGGCAATGTGCTTATATTGGCTCCTTTGGCTGTTTCTTTACAGACACAAAGAGAGGGCGTTAAGTTCGGAATAAATGTCAATGTTTGTAAATCACAAGAAGATGTTATTCCGGGAATCAATATAACAAATTATGAGAGACTTGATTCCTTCGATCCATCACTATTTATCGGAATAGTTCTTGATGAATCCTCTATATTAAAAAACTTTTCGGGCAAATATCGAAACCAGATAATAGAATCCTTCCTTCAAACTCCATATAAACTGGCATGCACCGCAACCCCAGCCCCCAATGATTATACGGAACTTGGAAGCACGTCTGAATTTCTGGGTATTATGACACGATCCGAAATGCTATCCATGTTCTTTATAAATGACGCCGGAGACACGGGCAAATGGAGATTAAAAGGCCACGTTCAGGACAATTTATTTTGGGAATGGCTATCATCCTGGGCTATAATGATGCGAAAACCATCTGATATCGGATTTGATGATAATGGATTTATTCTGCCACCTTTGGAAATACACGAACATGTCATTCCTTTTACCGGCAAAAAAGATACTCTATTTGTTGAACCGGCACTAATCCTTTCCGATAGACGAAAAGCGAGAATTGACAGCCTTGACGAAAGGGTTAATGTCGCTGCTGATTTAGCTAATCAGAACGGAACTAAATGGATAGCATGGTGTAATCTTAATAGCGAAAGCGCTGCGCTTAAATCATCAATTGTCAATGCGGTTGAGGTCAAGGGATCTGATTCTCCGGAGCATAAGGAATCATCCCTTCTGGGTTTCGCGAACGGAGAAATAAAGGCGCTCGTAAGCAAGCCGAGAATAGCCGGATTTGGGATGAACTTTCAAGAATGTGACCATATGGCTTTTGTCGGATTATCCGATTCGTATGAGCAATATTATCAGGCCGTCAGGAGATGCTGGAGATTCGGGCAGAAAAACACAGTCCACGCCCATATAATAACCGGGGAGAAAGAAGGTGCAGTTGTTGAGAACATCAAGCGGAAAGAGGCTGATATGTCAGCCATGTTTGACGGAATGACAATGCACATGAAATCATTTATGGCAAAGGAACTAATCGGCCATAGAAAAACAGTTACAGATTATAATCCAAATATTGAAATGAAATTACCCGGATTTATAGGAGTATAAAATGAAGGTTCTTAATCAAGAAATAAGCGATAAATGGGCAATGTATCATGGCGATTGCGTTGAAATTATAAAAGGAATTCCAGACAATTCAATTCACTATTCTATATTCAGTCCGCCGTTTTCCAATCTTTTTACATATTCAAACTCGGAACGAGATATGGGAAACTGCAAAACAGACGACGAGTTTAAAAATCATTTTGCATATTTAGTAAATGAATTAATGAGGGTTATTATGCCCGGAAGGCTGGTATCTATACACTGCATGGATTTACTTGCTACAATAACCCACGATGGATTTATCGGATTAAAAGACTTTCCGGGCATGATTATATCAATGTTCTGTGGGGTTCGATTTATTTACCACAGCAGGGTTTGTATATGGAAAGACCCATTAGTACAAGCCACAAGGACAAAAGCCCTTGCACTTGCCCATAAGCAAATATCAAAAGATTCGTCAAGGTGTGCTATGGGGCTGCCTGATTATATTATAACCATGCGGAAACCAGGTGTTAATCCAGAGCCAATATCACACGGCAGGGGATTTGAACACTATATTGGAGACCAACCGGAACCGACCAAACCAAAAACCAATGATCCACGAAAGAATAAATACAGCCATGAAGTATGGCAAAGATATGCGTCTCCCGTATGGTGGGATATCCGGCAAACCAACACTTTAAATATTCAGGCAGCAAGAGACGAAAAAGACGAAAAGCATATATGTCCGCTTCAACTTGACACAATCGCAAGATGTCTGGAATTATGGTCAAATGAAAATGATACCGTATTATCTCCTTATGTCGGGGTCGGTTCAGAAGGGTATCAATCTCTTTTAATGAATCGGCGCTTTATAGGTATGGAGTTAAAGGAATCATATTACAATCAGTCTGTAAAGAACCTAAAACAAACAGAAAACAAAGAAATTCAAAAGGAGTTGTTTTTATGAAAATCGCTTATATTGCAGGCCCATACAGAAGTGATTCCGTAAGTGGTGTTGTCCAAAATATCCGAAACGCTGAATCAGTTGCAATTAAATATTGGAAACTTGGATACGCTGTTATCTGTCCCCATAAAAATGCAGCCCTATTTGATGGGTTAATGCCTGATGATACATGGTTGAAAGGTGATCTTGAAATTCTGAAAAGGTGTGATGTTTTAGTAATGGTCCGGGGATGGGAAAAATCAACAGGAGCAAAAGCCGAACGCGACTTTGCCATAAAAAACAACATTGAGGTTATTCATGAAGAAATACGTCTATGTCACCGGCTGCAACAAGTGGCCACTTAGGATACATATATCATATCTGCCGGAAATGCGGCGGCATGGGGTGTCTGTATTGCAGGCAGGGGGAAGTTGTTACAGCCTGCGATTGTAATGATCGGCCATACGAAGTTTATTTTGAGGCAGATTAAAAGGAGGCTTTATGAGATATGTAATTACTTATAAATATAAGGCCGCTGATATTCGTGGTGTTGATTGTCTTATTGCGCCAGAGATACCTTATGACATTAAAAATATGGCTGAACAGAAACTTGGATTTTATATAGACTGGATTATCATACAATCTGCCTATAAGGAGGATTTCGATGAACCGGAAGGGAGGGTGAGAAGATGAAGAGAACCGATGCCGAATGCGCGGAATATGTAATGAAATGGGCAGACAACTTGGCTGCACAAGCAATATACGAAGCTGAAAAAGCTGCTGCTGATGGAGAAGCCATCTCCCCGGATGACGCCAGGCAATTCTGGCACGGACTGCAAATAATCGACGTACCATTAGAGCGGTGGACGGCGGAATATTACGAAAACCGCATGGAGGCTGTCTATGACACAATGCGGGGCAGGGACAGCGAGGGCATGTGTTTCGACGCAAAACCCTTGACAGAAAAACAGGCGGCAGCTGTCATAAGATTATTTGACCAATACATTGACGCCCACGATCTTCGGCTTGAGGTTCCCGAAGGGTGCGATTCGCTGTATCCCTCGGACGAATACGCGTGGTGTGATATCTGCGGAGCGGTCAGATGGGAGGATGTTGATGAAAAAAGCAGGTATTGCCGGATAAAAGGCGGGTGTTCAATCAGGGAGAACTACGGAGATGAACCATGACACCGATTTTCACCGGAACCATAGAAAAAGGTAAACTAAAACTCGATAATCCTCATAAATATCTGGTCCGGATCGCCGCGCTTGAAGGCAAAAAGAAGGAATGTAAGGCGGTTAAGGCATGAGCGGAAACTACTGGCTGACCCCTCCCCATATTTACGATAAGCTAAACAGTGAATTTCATTTCGACTTTGACCCTTGCCCATATCCTCTGGTTGACGGATATAACGGATTAATTGTTCCGTGGGGAAGCAGTAATTATGTCAATCCGCCGTTTCGGAGAAAAGACTCACCGCATGGAGGCCCGACTGCGTTTGTCCGCAAGGCAATCGAAGAACAAAAAAACGGCAAAACGTCGGTACTTTTAATTCCCGTACAATCATATGTAAATCTTCTGCTTGAGGCCGGAGCGGAGATGAGGTCTGCCGGGCGTGTTCGTTGGTTGGAGGCTGAAACAAAAGAGCCAACGAAACAACCATCGCCAATTTTATGCGCTATATTGAGAGGCAGGCAATGACCCCTATTTTTACCGGAGAAATCATAAACGGCAAGCTGAAACTCGATAATCCGAACAGGTATCTGGTTCATTTATCATCCCTGAACGGTAAAAAGATTGAACTGGTTTTAAGGCGGAGAAAAAGCAAAAGAAGTCTTCAACAGAATAAGGCATATTGGGGAATTGCAATTGAAATCCTCAAAAATCATCTGGGCTATGACAAAGACGAAATGCACCATGCCTTAAAAGTTAAGTTTGCAAGCAGAACGGATCCGGACACAGGGCTTGTAATTGTTGAGAGTACTACAAAAATGGATACAAAAAGATTCGGTGAATATTACGCAGATATTCAAAGATGGGCCGCGGAGTTTTTAAACTGTTACATCCCTTCGCCCAACGAAATTGATTATCAGGATGGGGATTTTACATAATAGGGGGGAGATAGATGAAAAAACCAATAAGCAACGACAAGTCTTTGATTGAGGTTTTCGGAACGGTTAAGGGCGAGTCGGAGAGGGCAATCCGGGTTGACTTTGGAACCGAAACAATCTGGTTGCCGAAATCGCAGATAGAAGACTGGCCGGATGTTGGAGAGTCGGGGGAAATACTTATGAAGGAATGGCTCGCAGAAGAAAAGGGATTGATATAATGCAGTTGAGAGCGCACCAAGTCGATATGATAAATATAGTCGATGGGATTATTAAAGGCTCAACCGTCAAAAACATAATCTGCAAGATAACGACTGGCGCCGGCAAATCTATAATTCCTATTATTGCAGGCCGTTTGATTACCGCTGGCCTCGCCGATGCTATTTGCTGGATATGCCCTCGTATGTCATTGCAGAATCAGGCGGAGCGGAATTATATTGACCCCTTTTTTAGGAAACTCCTTGCTCACAAACTGGTAATCCGGGCCTCGACGAACGACAACAATCCCTGCCGGGGTACAAATGGTTTTGTAACTACCTATCCAGAAGTAACTGCAAGCATCATCCGCTTTGCCCTTCAAACTCCAGAAGTAATGGATTTATTAAGTGATCTATTTCATGCAGATATAAAAAGAAGATTGGATGAAAAAAACAAGGGGAATAATAGCAAATAATGGCTTCTCCGCAGAAAGAAAATGGACATATTGAAATTGCCAATGAGATTGTGGAAGCTCTTATGAGAATAAATCTTTCAGCTTATGAAAGCCGGGTGCTTTGGTTTGTCTTTCGTAAAACATACGGTTGGCAAAAAAAATTAGATTGGATAACCCTTTCTCAGTTCTCAAAAGAGATAGGGCTCGACCGCAGACTTATCCACCGAGCCATTAAACGTTTGTCGTCTAAAAAGATGATAATCATCGAAAGAGATGACGGTTATAAGATAAGATATGGATTTCAAAAGAATTATGCGAAATGGAAAGTGTCATCTAAGGAGATGATAGTCATCAATACAGATGATAGGGTATCATCTAAAGAGATGATTGAACTGTCATCTAAACAGATACCCACAAAAGAAACTATTACAAAAGAAACTATTACAAAAGACAAAAGGGTGTTTAATAACGATTCCAAAGAAATGAAATTATCAACCTTACTCTTTAAACTTATTCTTGAACGTAATCCTAACCATAAAAAGCCCGATCTTAATTCATGGGCTAAAGAAATTGATAAAATGATTCGCATTGATAAACGGTTGCCGGATGAAATCGAAGCCGTTATCCGGTGGTGTCAGACTGACGCTGGTTCAGGAAATGGCAAGTGGGGCGGTTGGCAAAGCGTTATTCTTTCAATCTCAAAGCTACGAGAGAAATATGATACCCTATATCTCAAAATGAATAGCTCTAAAACCAATGATCGCAATTATAATAATCGTAAGGCTATTTATGATTTTATAACGGAGGAACCGAGTGCTGGATAAAATTGAATTTTCCAAGGTTATGCTTGGATTGGCTGAAAACTTTGGAGCCAAGGCGACCAAAGACCAGATAGGATTCTTTTATCAGATGTTTATGGATGATGGCATTGATATAATTCAGATTAAACAAGCGGCTCGGTCAATTATCAGAACAAAAAAAGATAGTTATGGCCGTATGCCAACTTATGCCGAATTTATAGAATTTATCCAAGGCAATAAAGAACAGAACGCAGAACTCGAAGCCCAGAAGGTGATTGATTTAATCCGGTCTGAGGGTGCGTATGCCGAACCGGAACTAAGCCCTGTCGTAAAACAGGTTATAAATAGTCGGTTTGGTGGATGGAAAGCCTTGTGTGGATCGCTGGAAGAAAGTAAGCTGACTTGGTTTATCAGGGATTTCAAAGAAGCGTACTTGAGCATAGAAACGGGCAAGCTGATGTTACCGGACAAAAACGAATCGGCGCAGATATTAAAGAGGGTCGAATTTAAGGAAGTCGCTTAGTCCGGGCGCACAGGATGATTGAGGGGTAAGGATGAAAACCATAGAAATAATATTACAAAAGACCGAAGCTGAACATCTTTTACATTTGATTGAGGGCAATGAGCGAGAGGGTTGTTATTATGGTAATGCCCAGCAGTATTGGACACGTTCAGACCGGATAAAGATAAAACTTGAGGAAGCGTTAAGGGGTAAGGCATGAACCATGTGGATTTATTTTCCGGCATAGGTGGCTTTGCTTATGCGGCAAGGCAAGTATGGGGGGATGATTATCACAATGTCTGCTTCTGTGAGATTGACCCGTTCTGCCAGAAGGTTATCAGGAAGAACTTTGGAGAGGAGAGCTTGATTTATGGCGATATCAGAACACTTACAAGGGAACGGCTTATTGCAGACACCTTCGGTAGAGGATGCGGGGAGGGATGGCTCGGCAGAGGCATGGATAAAATACAGGACGGAAGGGCATACTCCAAGTTGCAGACTTCGGAATCAAGTTGCAGCATTGACCTTCTCACAGGCGGTTTTCCCTGCCAGAGCTTCAGTTGTGCCGGAAAAAGAAAAGGTACAGGAGATGATCGGTATTTGTGGCCGGAGATGTTTCGAGTCATACGGGCAATTCATCCCAGATGGATTATTGCGGAAAATGTCAGGGGCCTTATTAGCATCGAAAACGGCATGGTATTCGAGCAAGTGTGCCTTGACCTGGAAAGTGAAGGGTACGAAGTTCAAGCGTTTCTTGTTCCAGCTTGCGCCGTCAACGCCCCGCACAGAAGGGACAGGGTGTGGATTGTTGCCTACAGTGCACAGGAACTGCTCAACAGGCCCAGGGAATCAAGGTCGCGCCGGCGGACTGAATATCCAGACGCAGATCAATATGTTGCCTACTCCTCGATCGAGAATGACGGGCGATATATCGGAAAGCAGGAAGGCCGACAAGTTCCCGAATCTGGAAACCGTATTGAGCCGGGAAATGCTACCGACACCAGCGACAAGGGACTACAAGGGGATGAACAGCCAGGAACACTTGGAGAAAGACCGGGGACATCACGACCAGCTTCCGAATGCCCTTGGAATGAAAGCTGGCTTGAAGTTGCAACCCGCTTTTGTCGAGTGGATGATGGGCTACCCGAAGAATTACACAAACTTGAAACTTCCGACAGAGTGGCAAGATTGAAGGTATTGGGAAACGCAATCGTTCCTGAAGTTGTAATGGAAATTATGAGAGCTATTAAGGCGATTGAGGGGTAAGGCATGGGAAGGATAATAACGGGGGATTGCCGGAAGGGGCTGAATAGGGGGAGCGATATGAAACCAAAATGGGAAAAGCAGGAAAAAGGTTGGTGGATACATGAAAAAATTGGTGGCATTGTGCAAGAAAAAGATAATTATTGGTATATTTATAAGAAAGAAGATGATTCTGGATTTGGGCCGTTTAAATCATTAAAAAAAGCACAAGCAAGAGCCGAATTAATGGGGGAGAGAGATGAAAAACATTAAACAAACAGGGGTATTGAAGAATGGGGATTTTGCGCCAGAGAATACAGATAAAGCGAGACTTAATTGGTTGAGTCTCCATCCGGGGATAGTTAAAAATCTAAAAGCTGGGATAATCGTCAAGGGGATAGAGATTTGGCAACCGAGTCTGCGAGCAGCTATTGATGCTGCTATGGAAACGATGCGTCAGGAATTGCGAAGCAAAAACGCTGAACCGAACTGGTAGGGGGAGAGATGAAAAAAGAAACTGAAAAAATTGATGATGAAGACATTGAAATTTATTATTTTGATAATCCCATGTTCCATGAGGATTGGCATAAAGCAGAAGATCTGGGTCTGGGTTATATACAATATAATCATCACGGGCCTGATTATTGGGATGATACTTTATCTTTTTGCGCCAAAGACAAGGTTGAGAAAGTCCAGAAATATTATACCGGCAATATCTGGTAATCAGGGGGAGCTATGAAGCCAAAAAAGAATTTTGAACGACTTATGTTGAATTATAACAAGAGATTCCGCAAGGACTACGCAGATGTAGATGAATGGCTCATGGATTTAAGCTCTCGGCTATCTGTGAGATCAATGAGCCGGATGCTGAAGGTGGATAGGACGGTTTTAAGCAGGAAGTTAAAGGAGATTGAATGAACATTGTTTTAGGCGAACCGGAAAAGGCGGAAGCGGAAAAGGTTGATGTCGCTAAAATGACAGAGCAGGAATGTGCAAACTATTGTTCTAAGCGTGTCATGGACGGGAACGCTGCTCTTACAAAAACCACCGTTGGGTATATGGAGTTTGGCGAAATCCTTGAAGAACTTCTGGGGCCAGCAGAAATTAATGATGATGATGTTGACCGCAAAAGACTCTGGAAATATCATGTAAAGAACTTTCAGACAAAGGCGGAGTTCATAAAAGAGGCGTTCAGAATTTCAATTTCAATGGCGGATCACATCCGGCGCGTGACGAAAAAGTATAAACCATATATAGGCAACAGATTCGTGCCCTTCTCCCGGCTTTTAAACGCACTTCCGTATGTGAATGATAATAACGTGGTAGAGGTAATTGCTTGTGCGTCCGAGCATTTAGCGGACGATTGGAAAAAAGATTTAAAGGATTTGAAGAAAATAGAGATAATTGAATGTCTGCATGAAAAAACAGAGCGTTGGGAGCGGTGTTTAAATCCTGACTGCGGGAAGTGGCTTGGAAAGGTGAAGGATTAAAATCATAAAGTATTAGGACTCTAAAATATGAAAAAGTCTGACCCATTATGGATAGCCTGCGATAAACTTTGCGGTGAAGCAACCCGCCTGAGAGATAACGGAATATGCCGGATATGTGGCAAGCCGGGAAGCGACCCACATCACATCATCCCCAGAGCCTATGCCGGTACAACCTTCATGCTTGAAAATCGCCTTTGGGTATGCCGCAAGTGCCATAGTAACGAAGTTGGATTACAAGATAGGTGTGTTGCGGTAATTGGATTGCCTGAATTTTATATCTTATATGAGATAGCCCAATCCGTTACTCAATTAAGAAAATCTGACTTGCTTGCAATAAGGGAGAAGCTCACAGCATTAAAAACAGCTTTCCTAACAACGTGAGAAGCCCCCACAATAGAGATTATTGTTTTAACGATAGTCACGCTGTCTGAAACAGGGGAACTGGTTACAGAGCGTAACCGATTCAAACAAACAGAAAAGGAGAATTAATTATGATTGAACAAAATTATGGTGGTATGATGAAAGAATGTGATGAAAAATCGGTAGTCGAAAGATGCAAGCCGGATTATGAAGCAATGATTAAACGAGCCAACCTGAAGCTGGCAAGATCGTCCGCTTTTCGGGATGCGGCAGGAAAACGACAAATAGAGAGGAGGTGAGTGTATTACGGTGAATTGAGGGGCAGTCGGTCTGAGGATTCCGACTGCCCTTTTTCCTTAAATTATTTCAAAAAACATGGAGGCTACTATGTGGGTAAATGACGCTGGATGGATATTCTTCGTAATTGATATGCTGAAATCAATCGTAGATCTGATAGGGAGGGCATTCTCTTGATGGAAAATA